TTATACGGAAAGGACGTGCCGGGAAACGGATTGACCGGGGTATATTTCCGGAATGACGGAAATGCTCTTGATATTTTTCCCGGCTGTCAGGGAGCGGAGCATCCGTATGAGTTTGTGAACCGTTTTTGTCTGGTTCTCTTCATAATAGGTGATAGTGGGCAGCAGGCGTTCCATGAAGGGTTCGTACGTCAGGCTTACCAGGCTGAGCTGGTCCGGAATGCTCAGGGAGCGGGCTTCCACCCAGGAAAGGATAGGAACGACCTGATTGCCCCGCGTGGCTACCAGGGCGGACATATCCGGATGTTCTTTAAACGCTTTGGCAAGGTATTCAAAGAAGAGCGGCGTTTCAAACGGGGAGGGAACCAGGACGGGATTCCATCCCTGTTCCGCAAAACTGAAAAAGCCTTTTTGCATGAGCTGGTGGCCCTTCAATGGATCAGGAGGCAAGCACAGGCCTACTGTTCTGTGTCCCTTGTTCCAGAGGTGCTGCGCCGCATGATGCGTGGTGGCCGCCCAGTGGCGGTCCAGATAGGGCAGGTTGCTGCTCTGGTAGGAAGTGCCGCGCACAATGCAGGGAATGCGGTGCTTTTTGAACCAGAGCTGGGTTTGTTCCGAGGAACGGTGAAGTATCCAGCAGACGCATTCGGATTTGGTAACAAGCTTGGCAAGCCTCTTGTCCGGATTATTGCCTAAAATCCAGGGAGCTTCAAAAATGCGGACGCTGATGCCGTCTTCCTCCAGAATTTTGGAGATGGTGTATATCTCCGCCAATACGCTTTGAGCCAGCCTTTTCAGGGGCAGGGGCGTCAGAAAACCGAGAATTTCTCTTTTTTCCTGAACCGAATGGCAAAAGATGTTTTTAACCGTTTCTTCTTCCGTAGTTTTCAGGATGCGCCGCGGAACCTTGATGCGTGCGGGGGCAATCCAGGCATCCCTTTCCAGAAGGGTGAGGGCCTTTCTGACAGTCTCCCTGCCTACGGATAACCTGTGTCCGAGTTCCCTTTCTCCGGGCAGGATATTGATCAGGCTGCCGCTGAGAATCATCTGTTTGATTTTATTGGCTACTGTTTCAACCAATGAAGATGCCGGCAACGAAGTCATACTCTTCTATATACGTATTGCATTGCGTGAATTCGAGCCAATTGTAGGGATTGCCTGCCCCTCTAAATCCGAAACGAGTGCAGTGTTGTTGTAAATTGTTGATTATATGATAATTATTTAACAATTTAGGCTCCTGGTCTTTTTTGATGAAGTGAAACAGGCGGATAATGTATATATGACATTTTATTATCAATGCATTACATGTATGCGCAATACAGTCGCCATTGGTTTGTGATTATTAGATAATATATTTAATATAAATATTTTATTGATTATTTTGTTGGATGGTCCATTTCTCATCATCCTTTTTTCATATTCCCCGGCAGGAAATGTGCACGTATCGGCATGGATGATTTTTCTCCCGTTTCCGGCACTAAATCTGCTTGATGAAAGTGAATACCATACCGGGCGCATCCTATGCGCTGACTTGCACGGCTGCGTGTACTGTCCATGCGCTTCTTAGCGACGCTGCTTCCTTGATTGTTCTGGAAACGGAAAATTCCGGACAATATATATTCATAGCTCCCACTGATACAATAGAGGTATCAGACGAACACGCTCTGGTGACACAGACTTTTTAAAAGCGGCCGTTCCGGGATCGTCTGGCTGTGGCGGCATAAGGCCGGGTGTAGATGGCGATCCGGAAAAGCCGACGGTGGCAAAAGCGGCATGAACCATTTCTTTTTCCTGATCATCCGCAATGAAGCGCAGTATCCATGATGCAATCCAGTCAAATACTGTTCGTCAACGGTTTTTCGACAATCGGCAGAGGAGCGGGAACGGAATTTTTCCACCAGATCATTGTCTGGCGTAAACCGGGCGCGGACCCATCTCCTTCCGTCCTGGTATTACCGCGGGAAGTCTCTATGAGAAATGAAGCGTTACCGGCTGATCATAGAAAACCCTGGGAGCGTTCAGCTACCAGGGTTTATTAATTGGTACCGCCGGAAATTATATTATTGTTTACAATAAGTTATTTATGATTTATTTACACAATTTTTTACACAAATAATATTATAGTCTGCCTAGTAAACGGTGCATATTTTGATGGCGTATTTTGTTGCGGTGTTGGTAGTGGACTATCCATTCCGGGCCGTAGGCTGATGCCAACGGAATCAGGTCGGAAAGGTATCCTATGGCATGCTCTATCCAGAGTGTTTGACTGTCTATTTCCCATGCGAAAAAAACAAGGTTTGGTGTCCATATACAGAGGCCGTTAGTGGTAGTAGCTTTTTGCATATCTTTGTAGAGTAGTTTTTTAGGGGAAGTAGAAGAATTTGTTATTCGACAATATTCAGCGTAATAAGCTAATGTTTTTTTTCTAGCGTCATATTTCACTGATTTTGATTTTTGTTGATCGGCATCATTAACTTGTTCTTGTTCTATTTCTTCGGAACGGAAGGCTCCACATGCCGGCGTATCAGCTGGCATTTCATCAAACCAATGTCCGGATTGTGAGCTGATACAGCATCCGTCAAAATTGTCCCAATATAGGCATTCTTCACAGGTTTTCATGCGCTCTCATTCCCTTTCTTCTGCTTCACGCCACTTCGCTTCCATGTCGTTTTTATTTAGGCTATACAAATCCCAACTATCCCTCTGATTTGCTAATTTCCGTTGGAAACCATATCCGGGAATAAATTTTATTTGAATAGCCGGGGAATCAAAATCAGGGTTGCCTTTAGCCCCTATAAATGGCCGTTCCATTATTTTGCGACCGTTGAGCATCTTATATATCGCATCTGCCGCGTGTATCTCAAACGGTCTGTTTTCCTCAATGGGCTTGACCAGTTCGATTTCCGCGTAGGTAAGATGTACCGGTTTCCCTGTGTGAATATTGTATTCCTTCATTACAATACCGGGTTCTCCGTTTCTTTCATCTTCTGCTACATGGAATATCTGACCATCTTTAGCCCACAGGAATCCGCGTCCGTATAGTCGGGAACGCACAATATCTCCTTTGCGGTAACGTCGGCGGGGATCATATATCTTTTGTAGATGCTTTTCCTCTTCTTGTTCTTTGAGGTACTTTTTAAGTTGATATATCTTATATTCGGTATTCATGTTTTTTGAAGATGGCGCCGTTTTGGCGTTTTTTAAGGGTATAATTTATGATAATTATTTTATATTTAATGATTTATATAATGGCGCCGTTTTTGAGAGTAGTTTATAACCACTTGACCGTACACTTTTCGTAGCGGTCTTTAATCCAATGGAACCATGCGTAAGCCATAGCTCCCGCCTTGTAACGGGCGAAATCTCCGTTCTTGGCACAAGTCCGCCGCTCTGAAAACACCCACACATCCGCGGGTGGGGTATCGTTAAATAACCTCTTGCGGCTCTGACCCTCTAAAAATGACAATTTCAGCAACATCCAGACATTAACCCCCGGCTTGACAACCTGTAGAGCCCTCTCGACAAATTCGAGGGCCGTGGCATAGGGGGGATTGGTCATAATGTCCACGTCACCCATCGGCGCAGCGGAAAACTCCCAGAGAAAGTCTAGCACGCTGGAATCAGGGCATCCCCGGTCAACAATATCGGTTGCGTACACTTCATGCCCGCGTTCCCTCAAGACGTTGACAATGTGGCCGGCCCCGCAGGCTGGTTCCCATACCCGCTGACGGAGGGGCGCGCCGGCGTTGAGCAAATCCCTCACCATGTCCGGGTGCGTGGCATAGTAGTCTTCCCGTTGCCGATCTTCGGAGGTGTGATTGGACGCGCCCAGCAAAGCTCCTAACGTCTTTTTATTGCCTGTCCAGTCCTTCATTCCCCCTCCTTTCCGTCCTCCCACATGACCCCGCAGGCGCACATGGTATGCTTATTTTCCAAGGTGAGGCGGGAGAGCTTGCCCGCCTTGTAGTCTCGGATTAGGTCAAATAGGGTGTATTTGCCCGTGCGGTCAAAGATGGTGCGGCCAAAACGGCGGCGGAAACGGATTTCGAATCGGGCGGCTTTGGCAAACACGTCCGGTTTTTTGAGGTATAGATTGACGTAGTGGCCCTTTCCCGCCATTAGGCAAGCGTCGTTGCAGTTGGCATGGCTGAACCCCAGTTTGTAGGCTTTCGGAGGTTCTACACCAAGGGATTTTAATTCATGTTCGATCTCGCAATGAAAATGGTACGGTTTTTCCAGAAGTGGGAAGCAATACCGCTTGTGCGGAAAACGCTTTTTCATGCGTTCTGCGCGCTCCACTTCTTCGTGACCGAATCCGATCACGATATGAGTGTCCGGTGTAGCGTGTTCCGTCATCCATTTGTTAAGAGGATTGCGCTTGAGAGCAGAAGAGCATTCCGGGGCGTTGAAGTCCGGAAGGAATCCGGAATTCATGGCTACGTCATAGGGCGTAATCATGCGGCCTCCGGCCCAGTCAGGCAACGCACGGACAATGTGGAGCGGCACTCCTAAAAGGGCCGCGCCCTGAACGATGAAGCGGTAGTTGTCCGGGGATTCGTTGCCCGTGTCCGCATAGAGCAGAACCACGTGATCTTTTCCCCACTTTTTGACGGCCAGTTGCGCGGCTTTCCAGGAGAGCAAGCCACCGGAATAGTTGCATATCGCCAGTAGTTCCCGGCCAAAGAATTCAGTCTGGTACATTATTTCCTCTCCTTTTTCGGCTCCCAGTTGTCTTGATATTCATCGTTAATCTCTGTAAATGGGTTACGGTGGCATTTACTGCACGGGGAGGAGCGTACTCCCATCCCCAAATGGTTGCAGTTTTCACAAATGCGTTCATATTCGGGTATTATAAACGCTCTGCATTTAGCCCGCCATTTCCACGCTTCGCGCAAAACTGCCCCATAATGTGATTTCTCGTCACGGTAATGATGCAACAATTCGGGGGAGAGTTGATAGCCTTTATCTTTCAAAAGGCTACGGATGAAGGTATGGATAACAACAGTTGTTTCCCATGTACCTCCGTACTCGTAAAAAGCTTTCTGTTCAAGTGTCAGTTTCATTTTCCTTTTATTTTGAATATAATATATTGGATAGTAAGAATAACTAACAATATAACTAAAATTGAAAATTTTAAAATATCGAATAAATCAATAATTATCATTACCGGTCTCCTTTCTTGGCTCCCAGTTGAGAGGATCAGCGTATTGAGAACATTCCGCGCAGGGGGATTTTGATTCAGGTGACCTGAAATGTAGGCAATTATTGCAATATCTGTCCTCCATTGGCACCCACGCCCGGCATGCGGCTCGTTTCTTCCATGCGTCCCTAATGGCATCTTCAACGCCGTACATTATCCGGGGTTCGCCGTGATAATCGCTGCATTCCTTAAAGCATTCTGTGAAGCGCATGAGGCTTTTCCGCTCTTTCAGGATGCCGCGGGCTTCCCCATAGGCCAGGATCGTTTTCTGTTCAGGCGTCATTTTCATTTTCTTCCTTTCTTTGTAAAAGAACGACATTAACCGCTTGAAGAAGCCCTTTAACTTTACCAATCAAATAAAGGTAATACCCATACGCGGCGACGGTGGCTAAAAAAACTATAAGTTGTGCAATATCAAATATCATTGCTCCCTCCTTTCCAAAATCGCCGCTTGCTCGTCAGTAAGGTACTTCCAAGACTGCGGCGGACGGGTCAGCCCAATGTCAGACAGCGGCACGGCATTAGGGAGACGCACGGGATCACCGATGAGCCAGCCATAGCAAGGTGTAAGGCTTGCAAGACAATTTTTGTCCAGATGCGCTTCTATGGCAACCCATGCAACGGCTCTTTCCGGAGTTGTGCCCCAAACGTCACCATGTCCAAAATAGCGGCAATTCCCTATTATCTTACATGCGCCGTCTTTGCCTGATTCATAAATCCACAAGGTTATATCAGATTCCACGCCGACATCCGGATAATTTTTCCTGATTTCAATGTGCTTTTTGTCATCCAAAATAAGGTCTGACCAAGGCCGCCTGACGGATAGGAGGATGTTAATCATTGCCGGCCTCCTTTCTGCTCAATCTCCCACGGCCATTGATCCACGTCATCCGGCGTTGCTATCTCTGTATTTCCCTTGTAATCCTCAAGATAGATTTTACAGCGGTCGGTATCTTTGCCAATGACGGTTAAAATATCGTCGTTAAAATCCAGTTTGAGATTGTTTCCCTGATGTACCCGCATGATGGGCGGGAACTTGAAGACAAGCTCATTCCAAGCCTCTGCGGCTTCTTGGGGCGTGAATTGCCGCAGGGCACACAAGCCACATTGAGTACAAATATATTGGTATCCTTGAGGTATTATATCGAGGAATGTTCTTTTACTCCCGCAGATAGGACATTGATGCGTTTTCATTTCAATTCTCCGTTAATCGTTAAAACCTTGAACTTAATAACCCATACCCACGGATTCATTTTAGACGATCCGGCTCCCTTTAATTTATCCCACAGGGAAAAGTAAGACGTCCGGGCAAAAATGTACCTATTGGATTTCCCTGAATAATCCTTCCAGAAACAGACATCCGTTTCTTCGTCGTGCCAGACGCTTTCAATGCCCTCCATCCGGGCATCCTGCGGTGTAATGTCTAACAGCCGCTCAATTCTTACTTCTGTAATTTCCAACAAAATCCGCGCCGCTTTCCGGGGCATGTGAATACCAGATTTCCAAGGTGACGCTTCCGTTCCATCTTTGTTTATTTTAATGCCTCCATCCTCGTCCAAGACATGTACATATCCTTGGTGAGTGGCGGCGTAGCAGTATTTCCCGGTGGGCCGGAATTGATCATCATATACCTCGAAAAACGTTTCTCTTACCCACAGTCGATCACCCGCTTTCCCGTAGGGGCATCTTACCCACGGATTAAAATCATCCGGGAAATCTCCTTCATCGTCTTTAGAGATGGCAACCCATAAACCGGGGTCAACTTCAAGGAACTCCTGAATCTCCCAGCCTCTTTCTTTCAGGTGCTCCGGGAAATTATTAAACCGGTTCAGGCCGCGCGTGCGGCGCGTCTGGTTCTTGTACTGGCCGGGCATGCTGTATTCCTGTAGTAACGCCCTGATCATGTCCGCGCTGAACAGAATGGGCCGTTCTTTCACATTGTTATTCATGGTTAGAAAGTTGTGGTTTTGTTTTATAATTCATAATGGCTGTAATAGTGGTTTCTCCGGAGGGGGTGAGGGTGTAGTGAGTGTTGTATGGCCAGATAGTTTTTCTGTGGCTGATAATGAGATTTTTTTTAAGAAGATTAGAAATATTCCTTTGAATGCTCTTAAAATTCAGGTGCAAAGAATTCGCTATTTGCTGGGTGGTGTTTACTCCAATAGCTATAGCAGACAGCGTAATAGTTTCTCCGTGGGTAAGAATAGGGTTGGTATTGATATTTCTTGTGATGGTTAAGTAGGCTTGAAAAATGTTCATTGGATATGGCATTAAATGTTGAAAATGAATGATAAAAATTGTATCGCCGTGAGGACGTAAACACTACAGCACAATATCCAGAACCAGAGCGGCCAGTAACCTCCCTGAAACAGGGCTTTTTCCATAGAATTTAATTCCTGTCTGGCTTCTCCGGGGGACATGGTGACGGAGGTTCCTTTGACAGCATGCCGTTTTCGGATGCCAAATTTGACAGCGACGCGACAACAGCTTCTAACGCCGTCGTCAAAAATCCACAGGCGGCTCAAGCGGAGTTTACAGGGGTGTATGTAGTATCTCATTTTTCCAGTTGTTTAGTGCGGGTTTATTTCGTTAAAAAATTGTTTAAGTTCTTCGGGGGTAACGGGAACGTCCGTTTCCTGAGGGGGAGGGATGGCAAGGTTACGTTGTGGCGGCGGCTCGTTGGCCGGGGAGATTTTTGGTTTCCAGCGCGTGTCTTTCGCCCATAATTCCGCCTTGGTAAGCACATCAATGATGTCTTCGTAGAATTTTAGGCGGGAGGCAGGACAGTAGTATTTGTTGTTGTGGCTGTCTCTTGTCTGGCCGCGTTTGTAGTAGCCGTTATAGTAAGCTTTTAATAGTTGCCAGTCCCTATCTCCGCATGTGATTGTTTGCTGGTATGCCTGCATGGCGGCGGCGTATTCTTTCTGGTTGAGGTCTTTGTTTTGCCAAGCATCCATAACGCAGGTGTTCCGCAAAAAGGCCCAGAATGCGAGCGGTGGCGTTTTGTTTTCCAATTTTCCGGACGGGGATGGGGGATGATTGTTTTCCGGACGGGGGGAAGGTTGCACGCCGGTATTGTTGGCCAGAGTTTGACGCTTTTTGTTGAGAATGGCTTGTTTGTCGTGGGGATAGCCGTAAATATGCAGGTCTTCCCCGACCATATTCCAAAGGGTGGATTTTTTTCGGAGAGTGGCGGGATCTACGTTCAGCGTTTTCCGGATTTCAGCAGGTTTCCAAGATGCGAAATTTTTAATGATTCCGTTGTTTTCCTGACTGGTACAATATTGCAAAAGGGTTATCCAGATTCCGCGCTGGGATAGCCGCGCAGACTTGAATTCCCGGCTCTGGGTGTGATGATGCTGAACGGGCGAGTAGTTCACAGGGCAGGTCAGTTAATAGCTGATTCCGTGATGGTGGCGTCCAGATAACACGCGAGGATAAACAGCAAGTCTTTACCGCGCTGGGTAAGGTGAACACTTCCGTCCGTTTGCTGTGCAATTCCCACATTGATCAAATGGGCAAAAAGCATACTGCCAAAGACGGGGTCTTCCTGATGCACTTCGGAATCAGCAAGGGAAGCGTAGTGCGTCAGTTGCTCTAATGTGTGAACAAGGCGTTTCCGGAGTTCCGTTTCCGGCAAGGAAAGCAGGTGCCGGCTGTATTTGGTGTCCAGATTGAGGATAAGGCGTTGATTTGCGTTCATGATTCCTCTGATTCATGGATTATTTTTTTGATGTAAGAACGGCTCCAGAAGCGTTTTCCGCGTTGGTCGTAAGGATTGTTTTTTACAAGGCGAGAGCATTGGGGATGGCGTTTGCGCTGGTTATAAAGCCATTGCTTGGAACACCCGAATTCATGGGTGATTTGGTCCGTAGAAATATAGTCATCCGGCGTAGGCGCCGCGACAGGGGAAGGGTTGGCGGCTGTAGAACGGAAGATACTAGCCGCGCCAACGACAGCTAACTTGTCCCAGATTTTCTCTGTAACGAGTTCTGCTAGGGTGTTGAGTTCTTCCGGAGACATAGATGAAGGTGTTAACACCTTGGGTTAAAAAAATTATTTTTCCTGAACAAGATTTTCCTTTTCAGGTGTTAACACCTTGTGTATAAAAAATAAGCATTGTCCGGACACGGAACGATGTTGTTGTTTAGCTTGATTGAGTATTTTATGGTGTAGTTCCCTAGGCATGCGGATGCTAACGGTTTTTGTTGCGTTTGACCGCTTTTCTAGTTTCTTCTGCGATTTGTTCATAGTCTTCTGGAGTAAGAATAGTGTTTATGGTTTCGCGGATAAGGATTTCTATAATAAGATTTTTTACTGTAATTTTTCTTTCTTGGGCGAGTTTCTGTAGCCGTTTATGGAGAGTGCGCGGCATGCGAATTCCCACTAGATGTTTGTCTGGGTCTGGCATGTTCGGCATAGGCAGGATTTCTATAATAAGATTTTTTACTGTAATTTTTCTTTCCTGGGCGAGTTTCTGTAGCCGTTTATGGAGAGTGCGCGGCATGCGAATTCCCACTAGGTGTTTGTCTGGGTCTGGCATGTTCGGCATAGTCATAGAGTAGAATTCGGTGTTAACACCGTCAACAAAAAATTATTCTTTGTTGATTATTCTTCATATGTATCTGATTTAAAAAGTTTAGCTAAGGGCGGTTAGTCGACTTTATGGGAATTAACGGGTGATTGCATAGAGTGATGGATTTGCTCTTCGGCCATCATTACTGCTTCCCGCATTATTTTTTTGTTTGTTTCCCTCATCGGATTATCAATTTGCTTGATGAGGTCATGAAGAGGGGTTCCCTTGATGCTTTCTAAAGATTGTAAACGTTGGTGTTCTTTTTTTTCTTCCTCTGCCTTTTCCAAGTCTTCTTGCAAGGGATTTTTCATGCCGGGAATAGTTGGGAATGTCGTACGCTTTGGAGCTTTAGCGAGCTGTTGTTTTACTTTTTTTTCGATATGCTGTTGGCATTTTTTATTCCACCACTTTTTTCCATAGTAGTAAATCGCAATAAAAAGAGCGGTTGGAAAATAGATCAGGGCATTTCTACCTCCGATCAGGTACAAAAAAACAGCACTGACGATAAGGAGAATAGTTGTTATGATAAAACGCTGAAAAGCACTCATGTTCTAAAAATGGCACTCATTTGAATTCGGCATTAAGAAAAGAAGAACGCCATCCGGGAAGTAAGCCGGACGGCGTGGAGGGAAACCGTTTATTTTGCGATTGTCTTGTTTGGATATTTAAGATAGACAGAGATATGCCTTTCTCCAAAAGGAGACCAAGAATAATTTTCTGGTTCTTCCGTTCGCAAGGGGCTAAGTAATTCTAGTATTTCTTTAGTTCCCTTATCAAGTTCAGGATCTTCTTCTTTCCTTCCTTTTAATCCTTGAATTTTAACATAGGCCATGTTTCCTACTCTTGCTTTTATCAGGGCATTGAGTTTTACTCCGTCGGTTTCATCTTCCGTGAAACTATAAATTATATCGCGGAATCTGTGTTTATTTTCTTCCTTGTATTTGGTGAGTTTTTTAATAAGTTCTTGTTTTGTATTCATTTTTTATTTTGCTGTTAGATGTTTTTTAATTATTTTTAGTTGATTTTTTTAATTCGTTTTTCAAGCGATTTATTTCTTTTTCAAGTTCATGTATTTTAACGGTTTTTTCCATGTGAAGCATGCTGTCATCCGGGCATTGCTGGGTGTGAGACAGCCAACGCCAGATAGTCAGGTGGCTTTTTTTCAAGAGTTCTTCCGCTTTGAGCACGGCGCGAGTGCGATTTTTCGCGCCGTACTCATTTTTAATCCATTCAATAAATTGTTCCGGTGTCATTCGTTGAACTGTTCTTTAACAAATTGTTCCGTGCGCCAGTTGATGAAAGCCTGCCAGACACCAAGGCGCGGAGACCAGCGGAAGCCATATGTTTTCAATAAGGTACGGATTTCTTCTTCCGGTTTTCCGGGGAAGTGTATTCTGATTCTATTGTCCTGAGGGCATTTTTCAATGCAAATTCCTGATTTTGTTTCAGTTTCTTCCGGTGCTGTTTCCTGCGCTTTTTTGACTTTGACAAGGCGGTTTTCCAACCTCTTTATTTCTGCAAGATTATTAGAAAGCTGCCAAGAAGGGAAGCCGATTCTGCCGCAGTAGTCCGGCGTAAGCATTTGAGCGGCGTTCTGTTCACTTATTCCCATTTTCAGCAATCCGGCACGTGCCTTTTCCTTGTCTCCTTTCGCCTTGCGAATGATGGAGTTTGCGGCTTTCATTGTTTCCTGCCATTCCCGGTAAGATGCAATTTTGGCTTCCAACCGCTCCACGGCATCCGGATCGCTGGATTTGATAGGGGCTTTCGGGTCTTTATAGTAGCGGCGTTTGATCGATTTTTCCGCACGTTCTACAAAGTCCTGTATTTCTTTAGCTTTAGCATCTGCACAACGGTAACGTTTTTGCATGCGTGCTACCGGGAAGTTAGCAGGGCCGGTAATAACGGAAGAAGCGCAATTAGAATGAGAATGCAAATAGGCAAGAGTACGTGTTTTAAGACCTTCCCGGAAGCGTTCAAGTTCTTCCGGGATGTGGGCTTCATTTTCTCCGGCAAGGTATTTTTCAAGATGTTTGCAGAATTGTTCAATGGTATTTGCGTAATTTTGCCGTTCCATTTCTCCCCGTTTTTCAGGGGAGAAAGAAGTCCAGCAAAAAGCATTCGTTGCAATCGTTTGGGGAATGTCGTTAATATAAGAGTTCATCGTATAAGGCTTTCTTGTTTAATTGTTCGTTGAATTTAGGCGGCGTATTTTTCGTTGTCCGGAATAATAATACTGATGTATTTGTCTGCTTTGCAGAAGCGGAGTTCGTAGCCGTCGAAGCCTTTGAACGAAGATGTCAGGGAAGCCAGTTTTTCCAATAGTTCATTTATTTTTTTCGGAGAACGGAGGGAGGCAATTTTTATAGAGATTTTCCATGCGTTAGCGTCAGGGGTTTCTCCGAACATAATAAATGAAACGCTTTGAGGTGCCACTTTAACACGTTTGTTCCAGCAATTTCTGATATTGACAAGGCCGGAATTAACGGCGGTTGCTGTAATCAAGGTGATGATTTTCTTATTGTCGTTTTCTGTGTTCATGATTTTGTTCTTTCAGTTAATTATTAGTTGTTTGTCATTGGTTCATTGCTCCCTTTGACGAGTTCTTTATACTATCGTTACGACAGCAAATCAAGAAAAAAGTTTCATGTTTCAGAAAAAAAATTGTTTTTTTGAAGGATGTGTGACAAAAGAAGTCTGTTCTGATTAGTTCTTTCAGGACATTCATTGCGAAAGGGCGGTTGCTTCGGCGGCCGCCCTTTTTCCGTTTTCAGATAGTATGACAAAATATTTTCCCTTTTCAGGTTGGCAGGAGTGAAGGCCCCTGAGGGGGCTTTGCGAGCGCCAAGCAGACACGGAAGCGGGCAAGGCGCGGCGATAGTTTTTGCGCGGTTTTCTAATGGATTTCCGCAAGGTTTCTGACGGATTTCTTCATTCTGTGTTTTTGCTGTGTATTGCCGTTGAGATTGTTATGATTTTCGGCATGCTCCGATATCAGGATTTATCCATTTATTCTTTCCAATAAGAGAGCTTTTAGACGTTTGTAACGTGGTTGGCTCATCTCGCGCCAACCGGATTTGATGCTCTCTCTCCTGTTTTTTTTGAATGATTCCAGAGCTGGAACCATTATTTGGGGACTATTTTTTTCTTGCCGTCCTATGCTAAGGAGTTCCGCATGGAAATGTTGTTGCGAGCATTACGCGGTTTTTTCAGGCGTGTTCATTTATCCGCGCTGAATCAGGGTCAATTAACGGTCATGGTTGCTTTGGCTGACCGGGAACAAACATGCATGGAGGTTGCGTTAGAAACGGGTTTTGACCGGGAATATACGAGGCAGGTTCTCCAACGCCTGAGGCATCAGGGTGATGTTGTTTTGAGGCCTTACCGGTCTTCCGGTCATGGTCAAGTGGAATATATTTATACTTTAACAGAAAAAGGGTCTGATACTTTGCAACGGTGTTTCGGAGAGTTTGATGGACTGATGGCTTGCCTTACCCGGAAGGAGAATGTTTAAGCCTTGAGGAATGCCGGGGGACGCAAGAAGAAGAGTGAGGCTTTACAAGATTTGATATAAGTTGTTGTAATGTAATTGATTGTTAGGAAATGTTAAGTGAGCGTGACCATATTTTTTGCGAGAAAGTCGCCGCCGGATTGATGGCGTATCAGGCTTATATTGAGGCAGGTTTTTGTTGCACCAGCAACGAATCCGCGCAGGCGGCGGCTTCCCGGAAGATGAAAGAGCCGGGAATCAAGGAAGAAATCAGAAAAATCCGTGAGCGTCTTTGTGATGAAAATTGCCTGACGCTGAAGGAAAAGAGGCTCAAGCTCGCGGAAATTGCGCGAGGAAAAGCGTTGTTTTCCGGTGATGAATTTTTATTTGAAGTGCCTCCTTCCCATGCGGAGCGGATGAAGGCGATTGATTTGGATAACAAGATGACGGGTGATTATGCTCCGGAAAAGCAGGATGTGAGCATTCAAGGGCTGTTCTTTGAAGATTTGTTTGAATATGGAGAGGGGAGAGAAACAGTATCAGGAAGTTCTGAACTTTTGGAAGAGCAGGTTGAATAACCGGCTTTGGCGGCTGGAACATCTGTATTGGATCAAGAATGTTGACGGCATTGTTATTCCTTTCCGGCCAAATGAAGTACAGCGGAAGTTTCTTGAAAGGCAACATGGCCGCAACGCTATTTTGAAGGCTCGCCAGTTGGGCCTTTCTACGCTGGTAGGCGTGTTGATGGCTGATTTTGTATTTTGGAATGAGAATAAGACTGCGGCAATTATTGATTGGCGACTGCCGGAGGGGCAGAAAAAACTTCTTGGCGTGCGGTTTCAATGGGAGCATCTGGATTATGTGCCGGAAGGGGCTGAGCGTGAACGGCGCATTATTGCGTGGCTGATGCGCGAGAAGAAGAGGCGTTTGGGAACGGTCAAGAAGGATGGGTCTATTGTGCCGGTGACAGCTACAGCTAATAAGCTGGCGTTCCGGAACGGGTCTGTGATTTACACGGATAATACATTCCGCGGAGGCACAACACAGTTCATGCACGTTTCCGAACTGGCCAAAATGGCCAAGCGGTTCCCGGACAGGGCAAGGGAAGTGGTGAACGGCGGGTTTGAGTCCGTGCCGACTAACGGAACAATCATTGTAGAAAGCACGCACGAAGGCGGCAGGAGCGGCGTGAATTACAATTTGATGAAGACTGCCATGTCAAAACGGGGGAAGCCTCTTCTCCCGGTGGATTGGCGGTTTTTCTTTTTCCCGTGGTACGAAGAAAGCCGTTACCAGCTGGACGTGCCGGAAGGGTATGTATTCAGGGATGAAACCATTGAATATTTCACCCGGATGAAAGAGGTTTATGGCGTGGATGTACCGGAATCCGCGCGGTTGTGGTGGGAATGGAAGAACGGGCAGTCTGATTTTAACATGGGGGAAGAGTACCCTACTGTGCCGGATGAGGCTTTTGACGCGATTGGGGACGATGCTATTTATTGCGCTCAATTCCGGAAGCTGCGCCGCGATAACCGTATTGGGTGCCGGTTTGTGGTGCATTCCTATGCTCCTGTTTATTGCTCCTGGGATATTGGCGTTGCTGACCACATGGCAACGGTGTTTTTCCAGAAGGTGGGAGGGGAAACCCGCATTATTGGAGGGATTCAGGCCAAGAAGTCATGCGTGCTGGATATGCTGGCAAGGGTCAGGGATTTTGAGCAGACGCATGGGTTTAAGGTGTTTCGCCATTTGCTTCCCCATGACGGCGGGCATCATTCCACTAATGACCGAAAGACGAATCAACAGACTTTGGAAGAAAACGGATGCCGGGATGTCAGACTGGTTCCGAAGACGGGAAGCGTCTGGCTGTCCATTGGCGAAGTGCGTTCTTTTCTCCCTTCCACGGTCTGGCATGAACGATGCGGCGAAAGAATTGAGGATGGCAGTGAGGAAGGGCTTCCGGGATTGCTGGATTGCATGGAAAGCTATCATGTGGATCAGAACGGGAAGATTGATCATGATGATTGTTCCCATTTTGCAGACGCTTTCCGGATGTTTATTGAGGCCGCCTGCCACGGTTTGATTGAGGGGTTTGAAAGTTCCATCGTCGGCATGGAATGCCTGGGAACAGCGTCCTGTTACGATACCGGCGTTGCGGATATGCCCTGATAAGGGTGGGACATTTTGCGGTGGGTGTATCATCATCAGGATGCTTTTTGCGGCATTTCTTTTGCATAATGCCGCGTATGGGAAAGTTTCTTATTCCAAAAGCGGCTCCGATCCCTCAACAACAAGAGGTGGTCAAGGACCCGGAAATCATTGATACGAGCGAGACGGCGGAAAACACCGTCAAGGCCCGCGCCCGGAAGCGTTATGGATTTGATAAGACTTTTACGGCGAAAGTGACTGGCAGTTCTGTTTTTGGTCAGTCTTCCGGGGACAGTTACCGGAAGACGCTGGGTTAATCAGTTCAGGGGGTGAGTTATGGACGGGGAAGAAGTCGTTTCTTTGTATAGCAGTTTGGAGAGGGAAAAGCAGGATGCGGCAAGCTGGGCCTCAGAGTTGAAGAAGTTTGTTTATCCTTTTTCCCCTACCGGGTTACCCAGCAGTTTTTCCTTTCTGGGCGTTGGTTTGAAAAACCTGCATGATTCCACGGCGGTGCGGGCCAATCAACGGCTGGCGGCGGCGCATCAGAGTTTTTTAAGCGATCCCGGAAAGCTCTGGTTCAGTTTTGAACCTTCCGCCGCTCTTGGGTCAACGATACAGAAGAGCGGGCCTGTGAAGAAGTGGCTGAGAGACTGCGCGGAAAGAACGTATCAGGCATTGGCCGAAAGCAATTTTTATACGGTCAATCATCAGGCGTTGCTGGACAGATGCGGGTTTGGCACAGGGAGTTATTACGGCGGCATCAGCAATGATAACAGGCTGATGTTTTCCTATGTCCCTTTTGATTCTTTCGTGTTTTCAGAAGATGAACAGGGCATGCCGAATTTATTGATACGCAGGTTTGAATGGAATGCCGTCCAGGCGGCCCGCTGGCTTGGCGACGCAAAGAAGCTGAACAGAGCAATGAAGGATGCCTATGAGGATGAAACAGAGCGCGTCAAAAAGAAATTTACTATTCTCCATGCCGTAGGAAGAAAGGAAAAGTACGATCCATTAACAGAGAAGGAATATTTTTCCTTCTACATAGAGAAAGGGAGCAAGGATGTTTTGGAAGAGGGCGAGTTTGGCGAATTTCCTTATATGGTTTCCCGTTTTTTGAAATGGGTTGGTCCGTGGGGATTGGCCCCGGCCCGGCTGTGCTGGTCTAATATCCTGTCTTTGCAGTACAGCCGGAGGATTACCCGGACGCTGGGAGAACTGAAGGCTTTTCCCCGTCTTAAGATTACGAAAGATCTTGTGGGCCGCGTGAGTTTGAGGCCGGGCGGCTGGACTGTCGTCAGTGCTGCGGATGCTGGTTTCCCGTCTGAGTGGGGCACCGTGGGCGATTATCGGGAAGTGATGAATGAAATGGAAATGGATCGTCAGGAAGTGCGGTCTGCTTTTTATCTGGATATGCTGGATTTGTTCGGCGCGCAGACAGGGCAAATGACTGCGACGGAGGTGAATGCCCGACTGGAAGAAAGGCTGTTGGCGTTCAGCCCTACGTTCTGCCAACACCTGAATGATTTCCGGCCTATGATGCTGAGGATTTTCCGCCTGATGCTGGATGCAGGGTTGTTTGATCCGAATGTACCTTCGGAGTTGATGATACCTAACGGACTGGGAGGGAAGGAATTTAATCCCAAGGCTTTGCCGGATGTCGTTTACAATTCCAAGTTTGCCCAGTTGATGAAGCAGGTTCAGCTTTCCGGGCTGGTCGGGTCTCAGGAGACTATCGCCAATATGGCCAAGTTTGACCCCGGCGTGATTGCCCGTTTTGATTTTGATTTTGCGGCTCAGGAGGTTGCACGCGGCATGGGTGTTCCGGAAGGTTTCATCAGGAATGATACAGAAAAGAAAGAGGCTTTGAAGGAAATGCAGGATAGGATGATGATGGAGCAATCTTCTGCCGGAGAGGGATAATAACTAAGCAACAGTATATGACAATGGATGATCCTTTTGAATTTGACGAAGATAAGGAATTAGAAAAGCAGAAGAGGTTGCTATGTGATGCTTTTGGGAAGCTGGACAAGGCTTCCATGAAGGCTTTGGAGGAGTGGTTTCGGAGTGAATTCGGCATTCATCAGGCGGCTTTCCGCGTTTTTAACGGTGAATGGAATCCGCTGGACGCGATGAGACAGGATGCTTTCCGGCTGGTCTGGAACAGCATGGTCGTGAGCTGGAAGAAAGTCCACGAACCGGGCAATACGGAAGAAATATCATATTTTAACGATTAACAATCAATTTTTTCTATGAGCGAAATACAAGAAAACAATAATGATGGGGCTGTGACTGTACAGCCGGTTTTGGGAAATGACGGTCATTCCAATGCGCCTTCAACACAGGGAACCGGTGCGCCTACGCCTTCGGCTCCCTCCGGCGGCATTGCCTCCCCTCCAGTTCAGGAAACCGGCGATGTAACGCCTCCTGCCGGCGGCAATGCCGGTGCTTTTCCGGATTTGGCGGATTACGCTACCGGACTGTTTGAGGGGGTGGAGCCTGAGAGTCTGGATTACAAGCTTTTTGAACGCGCCCGCGTTGCGGCTCATAAGGCGGGGATTCCTCAGGATGCCCTGTCTTCCGTGATGGGTGATGTCCGGACGTTCATCAATGAAACGGAAGCGCAGATTGAACAGGCGCGGATAGATGCCAGTAATGAGCAGTTAAAGCAGTTACAGCAGACTTACGGAAGCAAGTTTCAGTCTGTGATGGAGGCCTGTAATAATACGCTCAGCAATTTAGCCGTAGAGTTCGGAGTAGATGCCAGCGTGTTCAATCTTCCGGAAATCCGGAATAATCCGGAGGTAGTGAAGTTTTTTTACGGCCTTTCCCAGCGGATGAAAGAAGCCGGGTTTGCCCATGTGAATCAAATGGCTTCCATTGCTACTGCGGAACAGGAGCTTGAATCCATTTACAATGGTACGCATGAGTTGAGCAAGGCTTATATGGACAGTACGCATCCGGATTGGAAGAGGGCGCAGACGCGCGTGAATGAGCTGACCCGGATGACGATGCAGGGGTAATTTCATTTAACAGTTAATAGTTTTTATTGGTATGGCGACGGGCGCGACAGGGTTTCAGGGGTTCATGCGCGATCATGCGAAGGAGTTTTCCTTGTTTGGCAATGGCGTGAGTTTGGCCGGTGGGGCCTTGTCCGCCCTGAACCAGTATCAGGCCGGGAAAGCTCAGAAAGCGGCAGGACTGGCAACGGCGGATAATATGCGGAGGGAGGCTCAAGGAGCGTATGATTCCGCGCTGGCGGATGAATATCTACAAAGGATGAACCAGAATGCTGACGCGAGCACGGCGCGGGCGGCTCAGGCGGCATCCGGTTTCATGTCCACCGGAACCGGCAATATGAATGAATTAACGCTGATGAAGCAGTATGAGCATGGCATTGCTCAGGCGGCTACTCAGCGGGAGAACCAGCGCAGGAGTGCGCTGTATCAGGCTGATTTGGCAGAGTGGCAGGCGAGACAGGCCGCACGGGCCTCCAAGCGCGGGGCTTTGGGGACGATTTTAGGGGCAGTAGCCGGAACGGCTCTTTCTTTAACCGGTTTCGGTATGGCGGCAGCTCCGGCCATGAAGGCCGGGCAGGTGTTGAGCAGGTAACGACGAATAGTTAATCAGAAGAGAGTTATGAAAGTTGGTCTGATGGGAGATAACGGGTTCCGGGCTGGGCATGTGAACGGGAATGCGGCCGCGGCTCCGGCGCTTGCTACAGCCGAAGTATTTGGACAGGCGGCTAAAATCGGGCGGGCGGTGGATGATTTGGGGCAGGATTTGATGCACAAAGAGAATGTTTTGCGGGATGATGAGAGTTTCCGAATGGGACTTACTAACGCCCGCGGATTGATTGCTTCCGCTGAACAGGATATTGACAATGGAGCGGACTGGGAAGAAACGCTTGCCAAGAAGCGCGAATTGGTGAAAGAACCGGAGTTTATGACTCCGGATGCGGCTGTACGTTACCGCGCCGCCATTGAGGATTTGTTTCAGCGCGGGGAAGAGGCATTGCAGGATAGACAGCGGAGAGTGAGCGCGAAGAGGGCCAGGGCGGCTTTTTCCGCGGATTGGGCCGCCGCCGTGGAAAGCGGAGATATGGAACGCGTTCAATCAGTGCTGAATTCCGGAGTGGGCGTGTATGTGGACGGCATGAAGGCATCAAGGATGCTGGCTTCCGCAAAGAAACAGATTGGCACGTTAAAGGCGGCCAAGGATTTTGACGAGAATCCCGACCAGTTGGCGGCGGATTTGATTGACGGAAAATATCAGGGCGTTCTGTCCAATACGGCTATTGCCTCTTATGGCCGATTGTTGCAGGGGCAGTCCGGGGTTTCCACGACTGTCAGCTTGTATGATGTTACCGGCATGCCGCTGGGAGAAGGGGGCCGGAAGCTTTATGACCGGGTTTTGCTGGATGAACCGTTTGAGGATGCTGGAGAGGGCGGGGGAATGGTTGAAAGAGAAGGAGTTCATGAGCAGGCCGGGAGTGTTGCCAATGGTTTTTCCTCTTCCGGCGGAATCAAGAAAAAGAAGCCGGAGTTCCGTAGCGGCGTGGCTGATCCGGTGGTGGATTTAATGAGGATCAGGGCGGCTGAGGGACAGTTGCCGACAACGGAAGAGATTGGAGTAACCAGCATGAATGAGGTGTTGGCGGCGGATGTGAGCGGACTGGTGAAGGATGGCGGCGTGGGGTCTCCGTCGTATATGATGTATTTGGGAGAGTTGAAGCGGAGGTGGAAGGAACATGGAGTAAGTAATGATTTTCAGGAGGCTATGGAATCCACTCTTGAAAATCGCGTGCTGTCCATGCAGGGACAGAAGACGGACAGGATCAGTTTTAATGTGGATGACGTTGTGAGAACGATGGAAGGAACGGGGGAGTTTGTTACTGCGGACGCTCTTAAGAATTTGGAGTGGCATCGTGAGGCATTGAGGGAATTTGAGATTGAGAAGGCGGGTTTTTCCGGAATTGGCGATAAAAAGAGAGAGATGGCACGGCGTGAGAGCGGGTTGGAACTTAATGTGGAGCGTTGGAAGAAGGAAGCGGAGATTCAGAGTAAAAGGAATTCAATGGAGATGCGCAGGTGGGTATTTGAGTGGCAGGCGGCGCATCCGGGCGAGAAAAGTTCTGTGAGGTTTGTGACCGCCATGAAGGAAAAGATGTATCAACTGACCGGAAGACATGCTTCTACGCTGGATTTTCTGCTCCGGCAAAATGGGGAACATGCGGATTCCGTGAAAGATGATGATACGGATTTCGTGCGGCGCAACGAGGCCAGAAAGGGACTGGATGATTTGAGGAAGAAGGCCCTTGCCTTGCCAAAACCGGATGAAAGGCTGAGCGTGAGGACGAAGACGATGAATATTCCCGTAGCGGATGTGCGGGATGCTCATGTGAAAGAGGTGTGGGATGATGAGTGTTTTATTGTTGGGGAAGATCATTTGTCACGTTATCCGCAGTTGAAGGAACAGTATGTGCCGGATGTGAGTTTTGAGCTTGCGGATGGCCGGATTTATCGTCCGCAGAAAGTTGCCGTGGTGCCGGGCCGCGCGTTTGGTTTTTCCCGGAGGGCCGCTATTGCGTTGCGTCTGGTTCCCGGGTGCAAGTTTAAGGCGGCGGTCCGGTTTGATTTTCCGGATGCGGAAAGAGCCGGCAAGGAAGGCCGCAAGAGGCTTTTTGATAAGTGAATGATTAATATTAACAACTGAAAGATTTATGAATATTGCATTGAATGTGAATGGGCAGAAAGAGTTGAACAGAATGAATGTTCCGGATGAATCCGGGCATGTGGATTTGAGACCTTCGATTGTGAACAGGCCGCAGGCGGGGCCGGAAATGCAACTGAACGTTCTGGATGATGAACAGGCCGGGAATGTGGCGGTTGCCGTGGAAGATGAGGGGCAGAGCTGGGAACCGGGGCAGGTTATTACGAATGACCGGCAGTACCGGTCCGTCATGGCGGATTTTAATTTGATGTCCGTGGACTGTCCGGATTATGACAGAGTGAGGCAGTCTTTAGATGAATACTGGGACAGGAGAGGATTGGGGAACGGCCATGTCGCGGAGGCGGCGGATGTCAGGCGAGGACGGGCTTATCAGCTGATGGCAGAGCTGGGAGACGGCTCGGAGTTGGATCAGGAACAGGTGAATGAGGTGGAACGCACGCTTGGGAAGGGTGTGGTGGATTTTTATAAGGGTCTGAGTCAGGAAGAGAAGGATGAGGTGCTTGTGGATGGTTTTGTTCAGTCTTTCGTAGGTGGCGCACCCGCTTTGAGCCGCGTATATCTGGCTGAACGGCTGGGACTGGACACGGATGAGGCTTCTGTTATGGCGGCGGAGTTGCGCCGTCAGGCCGGAGTTGGCCGCACCAGAAGGGAACAGGTGAAGAAGGACATGGGGGAAGTATGGGGGGAAATGGTGACGGCAACGGGAAGCGGGAAGGAGTTTTCTTTAGATCCCCATGATCATCAGGGCCGTAGTCCGGAGTTTCTGGCGGGCGCGGCCAGTCTGGCGGATAGCCAACGAATGGCGGCGGCTTTTATTAAGGATATGGTGTACGGTGAAGACGGAAGGAGCCCGCGCGTTCAGGGGATGGAGACGGGGATTGACGGGTTAAGGACGTATGGTTATTCCAAATATGAGGATGGCCGCTGGATTGTGGAACTGGCGAATTTGCACCGGAAAAATGAACAGGCGTATGAATTGGCTGTCAGCGCGATTGCCGGGCTGGTGGATTATCAGAAGAAAAATGAATCTGCTTTTTCCCGGATGCTGAATAATTTTTCCGGAATGGCGGTTGAAGGGCTGGTTCATGGCCCTTCCCGCTGGCTTGAATCCGGAGTGATGGATTTTCTACAGAGTGCCGGGCTGGCTCAGCGTGGGGAAGAGAAGTTTGACGATCCTCTTTGGACTCAGCGGGTGAATAAGGTGGCGCAGGATATTCAACAGGTGAGGATGGGGCAGTATAAAGCACGTTCTTCTCATGGGATGGTGAATTTTCTGGAAGAGGCTTCCGGCGTTTTTGGTGGAGCTGTACCGTTTATCATGACAGGCGGGGTGGGGTCTTTGCTGGAAGCGGAAGATACGGCGGAAACCGGTTATCTGGCTAAGGGTGTGGATGGTTTGACGGCAAGAAACGCGGCTTACGGCGAAGGCGTGGGAATGTGGGCGGCCAATATCTGGGGGCTTGGGAAAGGCGGGAAGCTGGTTGGGAAGGCTTATGATAAGCTGATGAACTGGGCCGGACGGAAAACCGGCATGAAGGGGCTTCTGGGCCGTGCTTTGGAGACAGACCGGTTCTGGGGACGCGGGCCGCTTTTTGTTGGTCTGGAAGGGGGAGTGTTGCATGCTCAGACAGTTATTGAGCCTTATGCCCGTTCCGTGGCTTCCAATATGTTTTCCTGGGGGAATGGGAAGAGCTGGGATGAAGCGGATGCGGAGGCCCGTGAGGCAATGACATGGAGGAATTTTCTGGTGGCCCTTCCCATGTCCCTGTTGCTGGGGTATGGGCGGTATGCCAAGAATAGCCCGTTCCGGGCGGCGGCTATTGCTGATGAACGTATCCGGGGCATTAAGGCTGAGTGCGCGGAGTGTCCGGAGGCGATGCAGGGGTTACATTTTACGGACGAAGAAATTAAAATGATTCTCAATACGGAGAATGACAGGGATAAAATAAGGTTGTTTGATTTGACGCTTCACAGGAAGATTGAAGGGAAGGTAGCAGAAACCGTTGGGGAACCCATAGGGGTGTTGATGACTCCGGATGTTCCGCTGGTGAAGTCCCTGATGGAAGAGAGGGTTATTCCCCGTGCGGAGGTGGTGAACGGGAAGCTGCGCGTTTATGATATGGAGACGGCATGGGGAGCCGTGACGTGGGATAAGGATGAGAATTCTGTTTTGGGTTCGGAAGGAAGAGAAGGAGCGGCCAGAAAGAGGGAAAACGGGAAAGAGTTTGTGGAAATGGATTTGGAGACAGGAAACAGGTTCCTGACGGCGAAGGTTCGGGATTGGGCTGTGAATCAGGATTTTACCTTGAGAAATGCGGCGTTGAATGATGCGTCCGTAGATTATTTTGCGGAGAGGTGCGGCGTGGATTTCAAGAAAGAGGGTACTACTATTTCTTACCGGGCCTTGAAAAGGATGGCTGATGATGCCCTGATGCGCATTGCGGAAAGGAGCCGGAAAAAGGAATGGAGCAGAGATGACCAGAATGCCCATGAAGAAGATGTTTTACTGGCTGTTTTACCGAATAATTTCCGCGACCGCGTGGAGATTGCCTTGAAACGCGGAGAACTGGCGCGCGGAGAGGGTTTTTCCGGAGAGGTGACGGAAGAGGAAATTGCGGTTGTGGCAGAGCGGGAAGGGGTGCATACCCCCGCCTTTAATTATGAGCTGGAAATGGGCAAGAAGGTGATCCGGTATTATGAGGGTGAGGCTACGTTTCTGGATCTGGTGGAGGAAATGGCGGAATTGTATGTGAAGGGGGAAATGAAGGCCGGCAGGGAATTGACGTGGTTTTCCCGGAATCTGCTGGATACTCAGAAGGCTTTCCGGGAACAGGGGGTGAAGAATTGGAAATTAGTGGATGAGAGCTTTTTTGCTGATGGGGTGGATGCCGGAAAGAGGGAGAGGGCCGTGATTGAAGGGATGAGCAAGCTGATGCAGGCGGTGTTTACGGGAGAGTACCGGAAGAAGGGTTTGCCTGCGCCCGTGAGGCGTTTTTTGGAGGTGATGGAGGCTTTGAGCCGGAAGGTCGCGGATATGGTCGGTCTGGCCGGGGCATTCCGGAAGGCGGTGGATTCAGGAGCTGTGAAAGGCGATTTTGCATCTTTCGTGTATGATGCCGTTGGAGCGGATTTCGCACAGAGCCAGAGCGAGCTGACGAAGAAGAAGTTTGAGAGGCAGTTGAAGGAATTGAGGGAGAAGCCGGAGAGGCTTTTGCAGGATTATGGTTTTCATTTGATGTACGCTGAGCGGTACGGTTTGCAGAATTACCGCCAACAGGTGATGAATGATTTGCTTGCGAATGACAAGGAAGCGCGGGAACGGGAGTTTGCTCAGGCCGGAGTAGATTTTTTCCAGTTGATGAAGGGGGCAACTTTGGAGGAAGCAAAAACGGTTTTGTCTTTTGTTAAAGAGGGCAGGAGAGAGACCGCTTCTTTTTCCCTGACAGAGAAGCTGGATGAAATGGGGAAGGATGCCGGGAAACGGAAGGTGATGGATTTTGTGGATATGGTGGTTTCCAGCAATGTTTCAAATAAAACAGAATTAGGGGTTGTAGAATACAGGAATGTCACAGCGCAGGAGATTGCTGATATTAAAGCTGGTCTGGGGATTGATGTGACGGGTATGGTTCATGAATTTACTGCGGGTGGTATTGTTCATGCACTGAAAAAACATAGTCATGATTCCAGCGCACGGAAAGGTCAGTTAGATTTAACGAAGGAGGATATTAAGTTAGCTCTTGATGTGCTGGATAGTTATGACCGGATGGAATTCAAACCGAAAGGACGGAATCAATCTTCTGTCATTTATGTGAAGCAGTATCCGCATGGAGAGATTCATACGGTGGAACAGGTGATTGAAACAACGGGCAGGCGTTACAGTAAAAAGCCCAGACTGACGTTTAAGACAGCCTGGGTTAAATCGACGTCCTCCGGAACCGGACCCGGAATAGAAGGGGTTTATACTCCCCAACGCCGCAGAGGCAGTATGGCAAATAAAGGGGAAAATGTCAATTCTGTCGCGGAAGCACAGGAACGGGGCCTGTTCCGGGACGGGCATTTTGAGGCGGATAACGCTATCATCACGAAACCGGGGGTGACGTTTTCAATTTCCGCCCTGCATGCTTCCCCGCATTCTTTCCGGAAGTTTGATACGGCGTTTATGGGCAAGGGAGAGGGAGCGCAGGCGTATGGCTGGGGGCTGTATTTTGCGGAGAATCCGGAGGTGAACCGTGCCTACATGGACAGGTTTTCGCAGAACAAGGAAACATTGATTCGCGAAATTGAGGCTTATTCAGAAAGAAAGTTTTATTCTGTTCATTCTGATTTGATTTATACGTTACGTCAACTTTCCGTGCTTTACCCTGACAAGGTTTTAGCGGATGGATTACGGCAGTATATCAATACGGAGAGTGTGCGAGTGAAGAAGAGAAGGGAAGAGGCCGGGGATGATGTGCCGAATTATATGGCGCACATACTGAAGAGAGAAGAAGAAAAACTCAAGGATTTACAGCAGATTCTTAATTGGATTCATTCAGGCGGGGAGCTGAGTGCGGAAATGTTGTCTGCCTCCAATTACCGTGTAGAGCTGAATGTGGATGATTCCGTTCTTCTGGATTGGGACAGGCCGGTTCCGGAGAATCTCCGCGCGCTGATGCAGAGTTCCCCCGTGGAGGCTGTGAGAGAGCTGGCAGGAGCGCTTTCCACGAACAGAGACGGGACGAAGTACTGGACTTATCAGGATTATACTGGCGAGGCTATTTATAAAAAGCTGATGGATGACCTGTTTATGGACAGGCCGCGTTCAGAGGTTCCGGATAAGAATGGACGGCAGAAGGCGGCTTCCCTCGCATTGCTGGATTCAGGCATTAAAGGCATCCGGTACGCAGATGGATTATCCCGCAGGGAGGAGGGGGACGAGCAAACGTATAATTACGTGATTTTTGACGAGAACGATATTAAGATTACGGCATTTTCGGATGAGTCCACCGGGGGGGCGTGGGCAGATTATGTGGATGGATCTGCAACATTTTCCGTGAGAGAAGATCTTCTTGGAGATATGAAACGCCAAATGGAGAAGACCCGGAGTGATGCCGTGCGTGAGTATTGGAGACATGTTACAGAGCGGGTAGAAAAAGAAGGCCGTGCGCTGGACGCTTTGTTCAGGGGCCGCGAAGCTGGTACGAATGATGTCCGGGTGAAGATTGCGGAGGCGCGGAGTATTATGAAGGTTGCTGTCTCCACGCTACCGGAGAAGGTGCGCGGTAAACTTGCGGGGCAGGAAAAGTTGCTGGATTATTTGATGTCCGCATTGGAGACAGGGCGTTTTTCCGCTACGGATGCCCTGACGGAAAAACAGCTTGCGGCGGCTAATCGGAAGATGGAACTGCATCCGGAGTTTTTTGATGATCTGGTAGGTAAGACCGTGGAAAGCCTGTTGCCGAAGGTATACCAGCGGTGCGGGGAGGTTATTGATCTGTATGTGCGTGATGAGTTGTTCCGGGAAGTGAGAAGTATGATTTCTGAACATGAAGCGGTGATTGACGAGAAGACGCGGAAGTTTAAGGTAAGCCGTCTGGGGGCCGCTCCTACGGAGTTTTTACGGCGGGTAATTAAACCTGCGGTATATTCAACGGGGAGAGATGTTCAGGAGAGGGTGAATGAGCTGAGCGGCAGGATTGCGGCGATTGAAGAGAAATTGAGGACGGATAAGTTCTGGAATGGAGAATTGGGTACTGACGGCTCAGAAGCGGAAGGCGGCCTGTTGATGGAAAAGCAGAGACTTTGCGGGGAATTGAATTGGTGGATTAAATATTCTGCCGCAGGTTCAGCGGATGTGAATAGAATGCTGGATATTCATGAGGCTGTGGGTGCGTTTATCAGCCGTAGCGCGGAGGTTTGGCAGGTACATTTACAAGAGAAAGTGGACGGCTGGAAGAATGATGGGGCCGCCCTGATGGAAGAGTTGCCGAAGGCTGTCAATCAGAAGAGCCTTCATCAGGCCCAGATGGAAGTGAGTGATTTGGGGGTGGATAGTGAGACCGGACGAGCGAAGCGCGGGGTGATGGTGGGATGGCTGGATAATCCGGTCAGGTTTTTGCAACGGCTCTGCGACGGACCCGGAAAACAGTTCTTTTTCCGCTTCAAGAAGGAATTTATTGGGGCGACTGACCGGGCGCAATCTATTCGCGCAGAGGAAGTGGATAAGATGAATGGTGTGTTGAAACGCTTGCTGAATACGAAGTCTGACAGAAAGGTGAACGAGTTTTTGAGTATGTGGAGCACTCCGGAAGATTTGGGGCTGTCTCTGTCAGAAAGGGGAGTAAAGAAGACGAAACTGACGATTGACCAGACAGCAAAGCTTTTGGAAAGGCGAGAAAAGAATCCCTGGTGGGGTGTGGATATGTATTCCCAGAAGGCGATTGATTTGCTGAGGGAAGAGTATGAAGCATGGGGACGCGGCGAGAATCGGGCGCGGAAATGGTTTGAAGTGGAAGAATGGTACGATATGGCACCTCAGCCCATGCCGAAGCTGAGCCGGGATCAGGCCCTTTTTGTGCTGATGTGCATGGATCAACCGAACGTGTTTTATTCCAAGATGGATGATTTTGTCCCTCCGTTGCGGAGACGTGGATGGACGGATGAACATAAGGCTAAGCTTGAAGAGTTTATAGGCCCGGTAGGGATGGCCTTGAAGAGTGTCCTTTTTGAAGAGTACGCCCTTGTGGGCGATAAAATCAGGCCGCTTTACGAAGACCGCTACGGGGTGCCTTTCAGTAAACGCCGGAATTATTCTCCGCTCCGCTGGATGGTTGCGGAGACGCAGGAAGATAGTGAACTGGCTTCCATTCTTGGGGATGACGGCACAATAGCCGTAGGCAGGTCTGACGGTTTTCTTTCCACCCGTATTTTTGATCATAAGAGGTATCTGGACACTACTCAGGGTGCGCTTGCTTTGTTCTGGAAGCATCATGCGAATGCTGTTAATTGGGTCTGTACTCAGGAGATTGTGGAGAGGTATCAAGGGATTTTGAGTGATTCCAAGGTTGCCCAAAAGCTGATGACCAATATCGGGGGGCTGGATTACCGCGGTTTTCAGGCATTGATTAACCGGCTGGAACACGGCGGCAGGGATGCCGTAGCCGAATTGGATGCGGCTGAGAGGATGAAGAACGAGATCATGAATGCCCGCGCTCTTTCCGTGATTCTTGGGCAGGTGACGAGTTATCTTAAACAGACGACGGCGGTATTTAATGCTTTGCATGGATGCGATTTGAGTATTTCAGATTGGGTTCATGGTCTGGCCCGTGTGGTAAGCGGGAAGTCTGTTCTGAGCGTTCAGGAGTTGTTTTCTTCCGATTTGTTTCAGGCCCGGAAGGATGGGTTTATGTATTCAGTCCTTTTGGGGTATAAGAAACAACTTGGGGGACGTGTCGGTTTGCTGGAAGAGGTTACAAACCAGTCTGGGAAGATTTTTGGTTTGTTGGATTCCGGTAGCAATGCGGTAAGTTTTGCCGCGGCTTTTGACCATTATTTCAGGCAGGGCGTAGAGCAGGGCATGACGAAGCCGGAAGCGATGGAGTATGCACGAGATGTTATTGAGGAAGGGTTATCTACGGCTCAGCCTATTAACTGGATTCAAATGCCGAAGATGCTCGAAAAGACGAAGGGGATTTTTTCTGCGGAATGGTTTTTGATGTCGGAAACTCTTCAACGGAGTGCTACGGTGATTCATTATTTAACACGCGGGAATATGAGGCTGGCGATGCGAAGCTGGCTTATTCAGGGGGTTGCTATGCAGGCTCTTGGGTATTTAATTAATAATGTCATGAGACCGGGGGGCGATGATGACGAGAAGAAGAATCCGTTGAATTATCTGCCGGGAATTGTGCTGGGGCCGCTGAATGGGGTACCTTTATTGGGGAATTTGACGGATTCCGCCGTTGATACGGTATGCGGCTGGTTGGGATTGAAGATGCAGAACCAGACGGCAGTAATGGGGTCTCAGGTAGATTTAACTGTTAAGGATTTGATGCGCCTAATTCATATTTTTGAGGCTGATAGTTGGCGTGATGTGAGACAGCAGAGCCGGAGCGTGGCAACGCTGGGGAGTTTGGCCGCCATGTTCGGGGCATGGCGGAATCCGCGTGGCGGGGCTATTACTTCCGTCAGTCTGGGCATGGCAGTTATGGCTAATTATCTGAAACATCTTGCCGGGATGGCGGAGAAGTGGTTTGGCGAGTAAAAATCAGTAATGGATAGGTTGGGACATTTTGCGGTAGGTGTATCATTAGCAGGATAGTTTTTTATTTTGCCTTCCGTCATGTTTCAGACATGGCAAATGAATTGACATTTGAAGATATAAAGACGATTCAGTACAGCCGTAGGCTGCGGGCAGACCTGCAACAGACGGCATCGAAACTGAGAGGGTTGGTGACTGTGCATACAGGCATCAGGGACAAGATGTTTGAGATACCAAGAATAGGTAAACGGGCTTTGTCCAAATCCACCGGTGGGAAAGCGGATACGCCGGATAATGATAATACGTTTTCCAAACGGTATATGGTTCCGGAGTGGTGGGAGGACGGTTATATACATGATCGTCAGCTGGATTTGCAAACCCAGTATGGGGATCAGATTATTACACAAACTCAGGAGGCTCAGTTAGCCGCTTGTGAACGCACGATTGATGCACGTATTGTTGATGCGTGCCTGTCGGATGCTTTACAAGCGGGAGCGTCCGGGCCGGTAAAGGTGGCTTTACCTGCTTCTCAGCGGATTGCCATGAATGCCGTTTATGGGAAGGCTCCGGCAGAACCGGTAGATACCGGTTTGACGTTTGACAAGATCCGTTTGGCCCGCGCAAAACTGGTTAAAGGAGAAGCATTGAAACGCGGAGATAAGGCTATTTTCCTTGTTTCTGTCAATCAGTTGATGGAATTGCTTGGCGACGAGAAAGCAACAAATGCTCAGTATGTTGCTGTGAAGTCCCTGATAGAGGGTGATTTGAAAACTCCTTTCATGGGGTTTGAATGGGTACAGACAGAACAGTTGCCTTACGATGAGGCAACGAAAAAACGTACTTGTGTGGCGTATGTGAGGGAAGCCATTGATTTCGGGTTCTGGGAAGATTCCCGAACAGAGATTTCCAAACGTTCGGACAAGAAGAATTGTACGCAGATTTTTACCACTATCGGTTTGGGCGGCGTGCGATTTGAAGATAAGGGGGTAGTAGCTGTGGAATGCTACGAAGAGCCGGATGAAGCGTAAAGAAACCGTCCTGAGGATTTTTCCCCTCAGGACGGGTAATATAAATGGTTAATAGTGAATAAGAGAATCAGAAAAAAGAAGTTGAAAATCATGAAAAAGCTTACTGATGAAGAGAAAAAGGCGGCTATTGAGGCCGGAAAGCAGGGCGTGAAAGATGCCTATCAGAAGACGGAAGGCAAGGGATTGAAATGGTGGGAACGGCTGTTGTGGCTGGTTCTTGTCTGTCTGGTTTATGCGGCATCTGCGCTGTTGGGCGGTTGCTCTACTTCTGCCGGTATGAGCCTGTCTTCCGAACAGGGGATGCTGGTGGTGTCCCGTGACGGGAAGACGGGGGCTGTGGTGGTGTCCGTAGTGAAGTCTCAGGATGAAATAGCTCCTGTTGTTCAATCGCTAAAGAAGTAAAAGGTTATGTGCAAACTTTCCGAAGTGCCGGCACGTTTTTTGGAAATCGCTAAGGCGTCTCCGGTGATTGCCTGTGTCATGATGTCTTTGGCTATTTGCGGTGGGGCGTGCTGGTACATCGGGGAGGTGGTCAGCCACCACAATGACCGGCTTTGTGATTTAATGACTATGCAGACGCAGGCGCAGGTAGAAACGGCTAAAGCTATTCAGTTGTTGGCTTTAAGGGTAGAAGATATTGAGAGGAAGTTTGAGAAATAAATAATGTCTTAAAGAGAGATAGTTATGGCAAGAAATAAGAAAAATAAAGGGAAAGGATGCGGGAAATGAAGGTTGTTGCTTTGAGCATTGGGCATAGCCCGCAGGATGGAGGGTCTGTAATGACGAACCGGAAATATTCAGAGTATGGGTTCTGGAAGTTGCATATTAGCAAGGTGAAGGATGAGTTGGAGCGGCTGGGTTATGAGGCTGTGGTGTGTAACCGGTCTGAGGCTGGGGGAACGACACCGATTTACGCGGCCCGGAGGTGTAATGCCGTTGGCGCGGATTTGGCCGTGGAGTTTCATTTTAACGGCTCCCCTACGGGAATTGGAGGCACGGAAACGTTGTATTGGTACGCCTCCAAGCATGGCAAGAGAGCGGCGGAGTTGATACAGGCGTCGATGTGCGAGGTGTTGAGGCTCCCTGATCGCGGTTTGAAGCCGATCAAGTGTAAGAGTGACAGAGGTTATTATTATTTTAAGGATACTCGGATGCCGGCGTTGATGCTGGAGCCAGCGTTTGCATCCTCCCATGTTACGGATTGCGACAGATTAGAAGAGCGGGTTGACGCGCTTTGCGTAGCGATTGCCCGCGCCATAGATGGGTATTTCCAACAGGTGTAAGATATGGTTGAGCTGAATACGTGGGCTGGGCTGGAACCCGCCGTGATGGATATTAAGACGGTGAGCGGTCTGGCTCAGGTGTTTGAGCTGACGCTTACAGATTCTGCGGGGAGTGTGGTAGATTTGGAAGGCGTGACTTTCAGGGGGGCCGTGAATACGGCTCCCCTGCGGGAATTGATGTGCTCCGCAGAAGGGGGGAAGGTATTGTTTGGATGGTCTGGCCTTCCAGCCGGGCGGCATAGTTTCGATTTGTTCTTAGTGACGGGACAGGTGGAAAAAGCGTTGGTTCGAGGGGCCTTTGTGGTTTCCGGACGTGTAATGCCTCCGTTAGATCAGGAAAGTTATTCTGTTAATCATGCGGCTACGTTGATTTTGCCGGATACTGCGGATGGCATTATCCTTGTTGAATTGTCAGAAGTTGGGCTGGTAGATTTATTAAGCCGAAAAGCCGGGGCATTTGCCGAAGAGGCAAGAGGTCATGTTTCTTCCATTCGGGAACTGAAAGAATTTATTGTACAGAAAGTAAATGGTTTTGAGGATGTTGTAGTTACGGCTACCACGGCCATTACGGAAGCTGGGAAGTCTGCCGTGGCATCTGCGGAATCTACCCGGGAAGAAGCGGTTCAGACGGTGGAGGAAGCTAAAGAGACGGCTACCACGGCCATTACGGAGGCTGGGAAGTTCGCTGTGTCATCGGTGGAATCAGGCCGGGAAGAAGCGGTTCAGGCGGTGGAGGAAGCTAAAGAGACGGCTACCACGGCCATTACGGAGGCCGGGAAGTCCGCTGTGTCATCGGTGGAATCAGGCCGGGAAGAAGCGGTTCAGGCGGTGAAGAAAGCTGAAGAGACGGCTACCACGGCCATTACGGAGGCAGGAAAGTCCGCTGTGTCATCTGTGGAATCTAGCCGTAGGGCGGCGGTGGGGACGATTACGCCGCTTGTTCAGCGTGCCGAAACCGCTAAAGAGGCCATAGTTCAGGCGGAAAATCGAATCAATGAAGTGGGGACTAATGCCGCGACCTCCGCCACCAATGCGGCCAATTCCGCGACGGCGGCCCAACAGGCTCTGGCGGCCATGCCGCAGGTGGATGCCTCCGGCAACATGACGCTGGCCGGCAATATCACCGCGGCGGGAGGCACGTTTGACGGGACTGTCAACGCCAACGGAGGCATCAACATCCCGCTGACTGTGGGGGCTCCGACCAATGAATCTGGCGTTAATCGCCTGTACGCTTCCGGGCTGGCCGCTGTCACGGAGGCGTTTTCTCCGCAAAGTTTCCTTTCCGATTTTAATCTGTACGGTGAGAGCGTCGCCGTAGAACAGACGATTCCCGGCCAAGTGTGGCGA